CGATGGACTGCCCCAAAAACGTCTGGAGCGTTTTCATGTCCTCCAGGGCGTCCCTGTGGCGTTTGGCTGCCGCCTCGGCCGCCGCATAGGCCGCTGCCTCTCCCTCGATCTCCCTGACCAGATCAGCCGTGATGGCCCGCTCGGATTCCCTGGCCGCGTTCATCAGGTCTCGGGCCGTTTTGGCGCGCGTCACCTCCTCGGCGGATTTGCCGACCAGCGCCAGCTCCAGTTTTTGCGCCTCGATGCGTTTGCGCACCGCGGCGAGTGCTTTATCGTAAGCGTCATCATCCTCGCCGCCGCCGCCACCGCCGCGCGGGGCGGTCTTCTGATTCTCGATCTGAGACAGCGCCGGGCGAACCGGCGGCATCGGCACGCCGGGGGCAGGCACCGGAACCACGGCCGGCTCGGGCTGGGCGCCGGGCCGGAGGCGGGATTGATTGTAGCGCCGCAGGTCCTCCTCCAGCGCCATGCGGTTATAGGCATTGGCGCCACGATCCCCGCGGCCAATCGCGTCGAGATGGCGAATCCAATCACGGCGTTCCTGAAACGCCCGCTGATCGGAGGCGTCCGCGGATTTTGCCCCACCCAGAATACCAACGATACCCTGGGCCATGCCGTAGAGCTGACCGGCATAGCCGATCGACGTTTTGATCGCGCCGGAAACCGAGGCCCAACCCTCCGCCACGGCCATGGCCGCCCTGCCGAGATCGTCCGTGATCGGCCGCATGTCATCGCGGAGCCGGGCATTGGCCTCGTCGATCCGCGTTTTGAGCGCGGCGGCGCGGGCCAGCAACTCCGACTCCACGGCCGAGCCGGCCACGCCCACCGACCCTGTCAGGGCATCCACCTCGATTTTGCCGGCGCGGATCGCCTCGGCGATCTCCGCGCCCTTTGTCCCGAACGCGGTGGAGGCCACCTCACCGGCCGCCAGATCAAACCGCATGTCGCCCGTGCGCCTGGCCTCGAACTGCAATTCGCGAATCGCGACGATCAGCGCGCGAATTTTCTCCTCGGCCGTGCGCGCCTGTTCATAGATGCGCAGGCCGGTTGCCTGACCCGCATCGCGGGATTCCTGCGAAAACCCAGAGAGCGACAGGCCCCCCGGACGATAGGCCTGGTCGAGCATGCGGCCGATGGGCGTGATGTCGCCCGAGGATTTCTCCATCGTCTCCCGCCGCGCCACCGCAAGCGCATCGGCCATATCCCTGATTTCGATTTTGGCACGCAGCGCCCCGGTGGAGACGGAGGCAAAAAATCCGGCGGAGACACCGCCACGCTCGGCACCCGCCAGCAACCCCTCGATGCGCCGCAACTCCGCACTGGCGGCCGCAACCGCCTCGGACAGCACGAACACAGCGGCGGATGCCACGCCGATCGAGATTTTGTAGGCCGAGAACAACGAGAGCGCCGTTGAAATCGACGACGTGTTGGTGGCCAGGGACCGCGTGGCCGCCGCCACCGCATAGGTGGAGGCCGCCGCCGCCGCCATGTTGGTGCCGACGGATTCTGCAAACCGCCGCACCTGCCCCTCGGCGGCGGCGGTATCCGCCCCGAATTTCAGTATCAACGGTTTGGACATGGAACCCTCAGGCGCGACCGGCGGCGCGCTCGGCCGCCAGGATTTTGAAATAGTCCTCCGGCGCCGGTGGCGGCGGTTCCGCCGCGGCCCCGCCGGAGCGGATACGGATCACCTCGGTGGCGACCGCATGGAAATCCCCCAGCGTCAGCCGATCGACCTCGGACGGCGGCAGGCCGATCAGGGCCCCGGTGATGTAGAACGCGGAGTAGTCGCCGGGGCGGCGCTCTCCGCCTGCGGCTCCCCCGGCCAGGACTCCGGCAGCCCCTCGAAAACAGATGCCAGCAGAGCAGAGACCGTGGCGACGAAAACGCCGAGATAGGCCGGGTCGAACACCCGCATCACCCGCTCGGTCGCCTCGTGCGGCGGCATGCCACCGCCCTCCAGCCCCAGCCTGATCGACTCCCTCAGGTCGTCGAGGTAGAACCGACCATCGGTCACACGCCGGAAAATCTCGGCGATGCCGGCACCCCGCGCAATTTCCAGCGCGCGCACCTGGCCGATCGGCAGCAGCAGCGGGCGGCGCTCGCCATCGAAATCGACGAGCACCGGGCGACGCGCCGCCATCACGCGGCCGCCGTGAACGCGAGCGGCCCATCGCCCCTGAGGGTGGCGGAAAAATTGACCACGCCGGCTGCCTGTGAGGACACATCCAGTTTGGTCACGCGGGCGGTGCCCACATAGACGCCGCCGCCGGAGGCTCCGGTAACGTTGAAATCAATCTGCCAACGGTGACCGGAGGCCGAGTTGTAATCGGCCTGGAGCAGGGCAAACTGCTCCGGCACGCAGGCGCCGGAGAGCGTGACATCCCACCGGCGGGATTTCACAACAGACCCCTCGACGGCGCCAACGGACGGGTCGTCGCAGTCATGGCGGAGGTATGTCTCAACCTCCGCCTCCTGGTTGAACTGCCGCGTGGTAGCGGCACAGAAAAACGTGAACGTCTCCGGCGTGCCGCCGGCCGAGCGGCGCACGATGAAACTGCCGGACGGCAGCGTGGATTTGTAGGTTGCCATCGAGGTCTCCTATGTGCTGATGAGCGTTTTGAGGTCGAGATACGTGCTCCGCGGCGTGATCGGGTCAATGATATCGCCGGCACGCACGATCACCGGAGGCTCCATGAGGATGAACGGCGCCGGCATGACGAGATCGGCGCCGTCCAGCGCCGCGCGAGCGGCGTTGAGCACGGCCCAGGCCATGAGCCGCCCGAAATCGGTGGACACGACATACAGCCTGAGGCCGACCGTCCAGTAGCGCGCGCATTCGCCACCGTCGAACGACGACGCCATCTGGCCAGCGTAGATATATGGCGCCTCGGTCCGCGTCGGAACCTGATCGAATATGCGCGGCCCGACCAACGCAGCAACCGCAGCATCGGCCGTCAGTGCAACAACCACCGCATCGAGCAGCGCTGTTTCAGGCCCCAGGACATCAGTCACGCGGAGACTCATCCAACGGTGCATCGCCGCCGACATCGCCGCGACGCGTCAGCCGCCGCCCGGCGCCGGCCTCGATGATGAGCAGGATATGCGCCTCCGGCGCCTGACCGGAATAACCCGCCGGATAATGCACCGTGCTCGATCCGACCCTGATGGAAATCTCGCGTTCCACAACCACGCGCGGCATGTCGATTCTCCTCAATCAAACCCCTCGTCGACGCCGGCGGCGCCGATCGAGCCCTGCAACGCATCGACGCGGACGCCGAGAATGTCCTCGGCGGTGTCCCAGAAAAACGGCTGCGGTTCGGTGCCAGGGTGGCCGCCGTGGCGACCTGTCGCCGTGTGGCGATAGGGCCCGTGTGGCGCCGTACCCTCCTCGACAAACGGGGCATAATCGGCGCCGCGGCCGCCCGCGCGGGTGGCCGTGGCCCGTGCCGTCACCACACGCAGATCACCCTCCATATGACCCTCGACCAGCGAGGATAGCCGCCCGCTGCGCACCGGCGCGGCATCGCGGATGGCGGCAACCAGATGTTCCAGCGTGTCATCATCGACCCGCGCGGCGCGATGCCGGAGGCGCCGGCCGACACCGGCAATGCGCACAGCGAGATCGAGAGCCTCGACGGCGGGGGTTCCCAGATGCGGCGCCAGGCCGACCGCGCCAATGACGGCAGAAACGATCATATCACACCCTGCGCTCGACGACCCGCAGGGAAATGGTCCGGGAGCGGACATCCGGCGGGGCTATACCGGCCACCGCATAATCAATGCCGGCTATCCGCATGCGGTCATCCACGGTGAGCCCGCGCGCGAACGCGGAATCACGGACGGTGACGATCGTCTCCGCCGGGTTGACGGCGGCGCCGCCCTCGGCGCGCTCGACAGGAGGATCGAATCGGGCCGCAACCCAAATCGTGCCAATGATCAGATACTCTCCGAGCACGTTACCGGCGGGGCGCAACGTTTCCTCCCGACGCGTGATCACCGCGCGCTGGTTGAACTCTCCAGCAAACCTCGGCATCACCAGGCGTCCCGCATCGGGTTGATCAGCGCGGCAACCGGGCCGGTCCAGAATGCCTCGGACCCGCCGCCCTCACGGTTGGCATAGAGGTGGCCGACCTGGAGCAGAGCGGCGGCGCGCAGCGGCGCCAACGCCGGGTCGGACACGTCAAACCCGGAAATCACCGTGATGCGGTAGAGGTCGGCCATGCCATCAGGCAGCGGCCAGACAGCGCCGGGGGCCGGATGCACCGTGAATCCGAGGCCGCAACGGATGAGCCGGCAATCGCCCAGCGGGATATTCACCCAGACGCCGGCAACCTGGGCCTCAACCCTGTCGAGCACGATATCGCCATGCAGCCGGATCACCGGCACCAGTCCCGGCGCACACTCCTCATGGCCGAGCACGGCTACCCATGCCCGGCGCACGGCGGCGCGGCCCAGCGCGCGGCCAGGACCATCCAGTTGGCCAACCACCGCCGAGATGAGCGCCGCGAGCACGGCATCCTCGTCATCGTGATCGACACGCAGATAGTCCCGCACGTCGGCCAGCGAGATCAGTTCCCGCTGGCCTGGCGCCAGGCCGGACGGTGACCAGCGCGGCATGGATCAGCCGCGGGTTTCACGCGCCGCGCCCGCGGCGGATTCGCGCGTGGCCGCCGGAGGCATTGCCACGGCGGCAGCAATTCCGGCATCGATCAGCCGTAGCGCCTCGGCGGCCTCCACCTCGGCCACGTCGCCGACGTTGTACACGGAATCCGGCCCGGATAGGCACATGAGAAATACAATTTTCATCGGTTTTGTCCCGGTGGAAAGGCCCCGGCCGCCACACGGCGGCCGGGGAGCGATCACGCCAGCGCCAGCGCCTTGATCGCGGAGGTATCCATGACACCACCGTCGAGGCGGGTGAACCCGAGAAAACCCACCTGATCGTTGACGGCATAGACCTCGGACAGCCGCGCCACCGCGAACGACCGGACCTTGCGGACCACGTATTTCGAAAAATCGCCGCCGACGATAGCCCTGGCGCCGGTGGCGATGGCCGGAACATCGTCGTTGACGCTGTAGGGCACGCGGAACCCCGCGAGCGAGAGCGTCGCCGCGTTGTCCGCCAAATTCTCGATGAGGTACCGACCCTGCCCGTCTTTCAATTTCCGGATCGCCGACAGGGTCGTATCGGCGAACATGAACCGGAATTTCGGCGCCGCGCGATAGGCGCGGTTGATGGAGTGGTAGAAATCAATGAGTTCATCGGCCGTGATGGCCGTGGCGCTGGCCGTCGTTTTCCCGAGGCCGGCCCCGGTGACAATGCCCTGCGGCTCGCCGGTGCCGGAGCCAACCGTGAGTTTGGTGTTGACGATGCGCCCGATGCGCTCGCCCATCAGTTCTCCCAACAGGGATTCGATGTCGATCGCGGAATCGTCGATCAGCTCATTCGAAACCCGGATCGGACCGGACCCGAATTTGTACGCGGAGAGAACACGCTGGCCGAATGCCACATCCCCCTCGCCTGCGGCCGCCGCGTTTTCCGCGATGGCCACACCAACATTGGCCGTGTCGTTGACCGTCGGCCACGACACGGACCCGCCGCCCTCGGTGACGATCTCGCGAACGATACCGCCATCATACATCGGGCCGAACGCCCGCAACGTTTTGATCAGTTCGGCCTGAAACTCCTGCGGCACAGTATAACCGCCGGCCGTGGCGGTGCCGACCGACTGGGCCCGCGTCTCCGGCTCCGCAACGTATCCGTTGCGCAGCAACCCGCGTTCCTCGCGGCTCAGATCAGCGCCGCGCAGATAGGACAGGAATGCGGACCTGTACTCGGCCGCGCGATCCGCTCCAGCGGATGCGCCGCGATCCTCGCGACCGCCACGGCGCGTCTCGCGCGGATCGGACAGCGAGCGCTCGGCCGCAGCGAGGCGATTTTCCCGCGCGATCTCCTCGGCGAGGTTGTCGGCGGCGGCCATGGCCGCGTCAAACCTGGTGTTGATCTCCGTGATCTCGGCCGGAGTCATCACGTCGGTGATGCTGTTGCGCAGTTCCGTCGCTCCACGGATCAGGGTGGCGCGTTTTTCCGTCAGGTCTGCAATTTTACTCATGGTGGTCCTCGTTGGACAGGTTGGGATGGTGCCGGTGGCGCTCAGCGCGCGGCGATCAGGCGCAGGTCCATGCCCATGCGGGCGCGGACCGCATTCGCCGCCGGGTCGACGGCACGGCGAAATCTGTTGAGGCCGCGCAGGGCGACCTCTGTGTCGGGATAGGCCGGGAACGCGACGATCGACACCTCGACGAGATCGACCTCCAGCAGGGTCCTCACCGTTTTGCCCTCGACGCTGGCCCAGGAATCGCGAATGGTGCGAAATCCGACCGACATTCCATCGACATCGCCGCGCGCCAGCAGCGCAGCGGCATCGCGGCCGGTTGCCGTATCCGGCAAATCAATCTCGCAGGAGAGCCCGGTTGCATCGACCCCCAGCCGCAGCGTGCCGGACCTGGTCCGCCCCAGCACCTCGGAATCCTCGTGATTCCACAGCGCGCGGATATCCGCGCCGAGGGCGGCAACAAACGCGCCCGGGGCGATGATCTCGACGAATCCGCCGAGGTCCTCGGACGGAGCATTGAAAACCGCGGCATATCCGGCGGCCGTGCCGGCGGACGAGCCGCCGCCAGCGCGCAGTTCGAGCGGGCGGAGCCCGCGGCGGCGTTCATAAATCATGGTTCGTCTCCGTCGGGCTCGGCCGCGCCATCGGCGGCGTCAGCCCCCGGCAGGGCGCTGACGTTGGCCATGTTCTGTTGCAGATAGAGATCATCCGCGCCCGTCTGCGCGGAGCGCGGCAGGCGGAACAGCCGCCGGCCGTCGTTGGGCGTGAACACGCCGGACTGAACGCCGCGGGAGACCGCCTCGACCCGGGCTTTGAAATCGCCGCGTTCGAGATCCGTCAGATCAAACACGATGCGTTTGTCGCCGGTGGCGATTTTCAGCGCGAGTTCAGCCTCGACGATCTCGGCCCACGGCCGGATGCAGGTTTTGATGAACAGCATCGTCAGAAAATCGATGGACCTCGGCAGTCCGCCGCCGTAGTGGCTGACCAGCGCCGGGGGTACGCCGTAAACGCCGCAGATCTCCTCGAACTGCTGCGCGCGGCTTTCCAGAAACTGGCCGCTGCGCGGATCGGTCGACACCACATCCGCCTTCTGGCCGCCATCGAGCACCAGCACGCCCGAGGATTTGCCGACCGCCACGGCGAGGCGCTGCGCGATGGACCGGGCCGCGCGGTCCTTGGCCTCCGCCGAGGTGGCGCCCGGCTGTGAGACGATGACCGACGGGTGGCCGCCGTTTTCGAAAAACCGGGCGCCGTACCGCTGCTGCGCCAGACCGAGGCCGACCGCCTCGCGCAGCACATCCACCGGCCGGCGCGACCGCAACCCGTCGGCAGCCGGATCGAACTGGATATGCAGGATATCCTCGGCCGGATAGGTCTCGGTGCCGCCGGTGAGCAGGCGATAGGTATAGATGCGGCGGCCATCGCGGACAGCGACAGTCATGCGGGACGGATCGAGCCGCCAGATGGCACGGAGACGGTTGGCGCGATCCCATTCGAGCCGCGAGAAATGGTCGCCGTGATCGACCAGCACATCACGGAACATCGACCTGCGCCAAGCCACCGAGGTGGTCTCCGGGTTGACCGCATCATGCATGATCCGCCACAGCGGCAGCGCCGGCGCCGGATTGTCGGCGGCATCCACGACATTGAGCGACATCGTGGCCATGGTGTCGCCGATGAGCCGGACGCAGGCCGCGACGGCCGGCAGCGTCATCATGGATGCCGGCGTCACCGAGACACCGGCAAACCGCCCGCCGCCGAAATCCATCAGTTCGATGGCCTGGGCCAACGGAATGGCGGGGTTTTCGAGCGGCGACGCAGAGCGCCGGGACCAGCGGGCGGGCCAGAATTTCATGGGGCCTCAGAGAATGGCAGGCTCGTAGGACGGATCCTCCCACGGCGAGACCGGGGCAGGCTCGGAGTCCTCGGGCAATGTGGCCAGCGCCGTGACGAGCGCGGCGATTCCGTCGATTTTTTCACTCGACCGGTTTTTGGCCGGTTTGATGTTGCCGGCTGGGTCGGTCACCACGGCGACGTTCTGGGCCATCCAGCGCAGAACAGGGTGGCCGCCGTGGTCGATCTCTCCGCGCAGCAGCAGCGTTTCCAGATGTTTGGCCGGCGACGACAGCGTGACGAACCCCTGCCGCACGGACACCACCGGAACGCCGTCGCCATACAGCGCGACGGCCAGCAATTTCATGGACCAGGGATCGTACCCCAGATGCTGGACATCGAACGCCTCGACATCCGCCATGATCTGGCGCTGGATCACCTGCTGGTCGATGGCGTTGCCGGCGGTTTTGACCAGCGCGCCGAGCGCGGCAAACCGATCATAGGGCACCCGGTCGCGCAGCACGCGCTCGTCCAGCGTCTCACCCGGCAGCCAGAACCGGCAGCGCACGTGATAGACCGGATCATCCTCGACCGGTGGGAACACCCAGACCAGAGCCGTGATGTCGCGCGTCGCCGACAGATCGAGCCCGCCATAGGCCGGTCTCCCGGCCAGATGAGACTCATCCCGCCAGTCCACCGAGGCGCAGCGGTCCCACACCGACATCTGGAGCCAGCGCGTATCCTGTCCAACCCACTGGTTGAGGTGGTAGCGCCTGAAATCGTTCTCCAGCCTCGGGTTGCGCCGCGCCTTGGCGCACTCCTCCTCCAGATAGGACCGTTTGACCGTGGCACCGAGACCCGGATTGGCCATGGCCCAGGTCTCCGGCGCCGACCAATCGTCATCGTCGCCCGCCGCGAATATCACCACCAGCAGAGACGGGTCTATGCCGGGCTCGGCGAGGACCGCCGTGCAGTGATCGTAAAAATCCGAGCCGAACGACACACCACGGAGCCCGGCCGTGGAGGCCATGAACTCGATGGGCTGGCGGCGCGCCGCCGCCGACTGATGAACAAACGTGTACAACCGGTCGTCCGGGATCTCGTGCATTTCGTCGACCGCCAGGACCGACATGGACAGCCCGTGTTTTCCGTCCGGATTGCCCGACAGCGGCCGGAACCCGGAGCCGAGGGGTGTGTAGAGCAGTCCCGATTTGTAGACGGAAAATGATTGGGCCAGCGCCGGGCTGTAGGCGATCATCCGGCCCATTTTGGCGAACACCAGCCTGGCCTGTTTTTCGTCCCGCGCCACGGCGAACCCCTGGCCACCCTGCTCGCCATCAGCGATGAGCGCCAGCAGCGACAGCCCGGCCAGAAACTCCGTTTTGCCGTTTTTGCGCGCCACCCACAGCGCCACACGGCGATAGACCCTGGTGCCGTCAGGCCGGCGCCAACCAAACGCCCGCGCCACGATCTCTGCCTGCCACCGCATGAGCACGAACGGCCGGCCCGCCCATTCTCCCTCGGTGTGGCGCAGATATGCCGGGAAAAACGCCACGCAGCGCCGCGCGCGCTCGGCGTCAAACACCGCGCCGGCAAATGCCGGGATAGCCGCGGCGGCCGCGTCGAGCACGGCCAACATGTGGTTCGCCGTGGTCAGGGGCGTTGCGATCGACACGGGGCCGGTGTCCGGTCAATTCATCCGGCCGGACGTGAGGAATGCCAGCGGATCGATGGCGCCGCCATCGCCGGCACCGGCATCGGCGGCGGTACGGTCCGCGTGGTCGAACAGATCGCCGCTCGCCAGTCCTGGAGTGCCGAGCAGTTGCTGTGACAACCGGAACCGCGCCAGCGGGTTGAGGCCAAACCTGTCCTCCAGATCCCGCATGCGCAGTTCGCACTGATCGCGGATCGCGACGAGCGGATGTGATTTGATCCACGTGCCGCCCGAGGTCGTCGTTACCTCCTGAGTCATGCCAGCAACCTGTAGCTGGCGAGAGGAGGCAACCCACTCGGTGAAATACTGGCAGTACCGCCCGAACGTAGCGCGCTCGACCTCAGAGACAAACCGCATGCGATGCAGCGGCGCCCACAGTTCGGTCCAGACGCGACGTGCATCGGCATCCGTCAGCCATGCGGGCGGGGTAGTGCCAGGGTCAGCGGCGGCGGGAGACGATGGAGACAACCTGCGCTCTGCCAGAATCTGGCGTTTCCCCGGATTGCCCGAGACCGATTTGACATTGCCTGGTTTTGATCGCCGCCCCATAAAAAAAAACCTCTGAGAATTTCGCGGCGCCACCCCCGCTAT